GCACGGTTCTGAATAGCAACCTGTTGTAGGTCACCCTTCACATAACCATAGTTTACATAACCAATAGAACCAAGAGTATTAGTGATAGTAGCAGCAACACCACTATTACCTTTAGAACCAACACCAACAGGCCACTTCACGGCCTTACCTGTACCCACAGTCTTCTTCCATTCGGGAGAGAATGCCGACAGGGAGTTCGTGAACCCCTTGGTAGTGCCACTTCCGTCCGAACGGTGAACTGTAGTAATACGCTTATTATTACAGCCGAAAGCAGCCCAGTTAGTAATCTTGCCGAGGAAAACATCTGCGAGATCAGTTTGGGTCATCTGGACTTCACAACCAGGATAGTTGTAGGTAGGAACGATAGCACCACCAGTCATGGGGATGTGAACCATACCTTCAGCAGGTTGCTTAGCGTCACTTACAGCACCATCAGAGGCACTGAAGTCAACAGTCTTTGCTTTGAACTGACGAACACCAGCACCACTACCAACTGCTTGATAATTGACTTGGTTGCCAGTAACCTTAGCAAGATCTTGGAGCATGTTGTTATACAACATATCAGGGAAAGAAGCACCAGCACCATTCAGTTTGTATGGTTCTTTTTGACTGACTTCTTTGTTCTCAGTAGAAGCGCAAGCTACCATCAGGGGTGCTGCCAAGGCGGCAGCAGCGATTGCTTTGAGTTTCATTTATATAATATCAGAACTTGTTTTTACCTTTGTAATGTTTTTTAGTTTGTCCGTTGAAGACCAGATTATCATAACATCCTTTTCAATTCTTGTCTTTAAAATACGGTTAAGTTAATTTAAGAACAAACCTCAATATATAGAGTATTTTTACTTATTCTTAATGTTTGTCGAGACAAAAAAAGGGTCCCTTGTTTAGGGACCCTAACAGGATTAGATTATTTCCAATTATCTATCAGAAATTGAACTTAACACCAGCCTTGGTGCCATAACCGTTATCACCACCATCGATGCCAGTTGCGAAGGAAACTTCACCATAAACTGAAAGATTCTCAGTAGCAGCAATAGAAGCACCTGCCTTACCAGAGAAGACGGTCTCGCTCTCAGCACCGTCTGGGGAGACGAGGCTAGGACCTGCTTGGACGTAGTATCCTACAGCACCTTCAGAACCTTCATAACCAACGTGGAGGTCGGTTACAGTTCCGGAGTAATCAGAACCAACAAAACCAGAGTTTGCTTCCACATTGACGTAAGGACCTGCAAAAGCAGCACCAGCGGACATGGACAGAGCAGCAGTTGCTGCGAATACAGATTTGATCATTTTTGTTACCTCGTTATTTACTTGTGGAATTTCACCCACAGATGAAAGAAGACTCGACGTGTCTTCGTTTGTTACAGATCATGAAGTTGTCTTTCATGACCATGTATTTATACTATCAGGGAAGAGTGTCCGTGTCAACTCTTATTCGTAGATTCCGTAACTCTTCCGAGATAAGGATCATAATCCATCATCTCTTGAATGGTCATTTGAGCTCCCCTCTGTTGCCAAAAATTCATTTGAGCTTCGAAGTTTGATTTATGAAATACTTCCACATGATCCTGATGAATACTGGAACCCAACTCTGTTCTATAAAGAAGAAGTGGAAGTGCATATGTATTACCTGAATTATAAATCAAATCATCAGCTACTGGTCGTGGTCTTACACCATTGTCCAATTTATATTTGTCACCTCTACAATGAAGATCAATCAATTTTTTAGCATGATGTCTAGTAACTAGATAACAGGCAGTAGAAAACTCATTGACAAATCTTTTATGTACCTTGATATGAATATCTCCTGTACAAATAATTGCAATCTGACAAACATCCCAATCATATGGAATACGAGAATAAAAATCTTTCCAGGTAAAATTCCAGAACCTCACAAGATCTAAACTACAATCATCTTCCATCATAATTGCATAAGGCTCACCAGTTTCATAGAACTGTTTAATGGCATTAAGATGAGATGTAGTGCAACCAATTTCACCACCACTCATATTTTCTGGATATCTTCCTTTAAGAATATGGCTCAAATCATCGTCTCTACCATCGTAGGAGGACACTCTGGTGTAGTTTTTGATTCCCCAGTAGTCAAACTGGGTTTCCATGTATTCTCGTCTCTCTGGCTGTCCATCTAGGTTCAAATAATAGATAGGGCCAATTCCATCCAATTTATACAATGATTTATTTCGATCCATAGATCTTCTCCCAATCAAATCTTACAAAATCTGTTGACCAGTTACCTGTTATTTTTTTACTCTCAAATAATTTATGGTTGTGTGAATTATCTCTATTAATATCAGATTCACCTTCTGGAACATAATCCAAATATAAATCAGTGTATGTACATACATGAAGTTTTCCAATCGACCTATACCAAAAACTTGGATCTGTCCATCCATAATGACCGACTAAATCTTCTTCACATCCACCTACATTCCAATAATCATCTACACGGAGAAGACAAACTGCTGGATGAGGTTGTCCATTCTTTGGATGATTGGGATATCCAGGAACTCTCCTATTAAATTTAAAACACTCTCCTTTTCTACTTGTTGACAACTTTAACATACTATTTGCTAATTCTTCAGATACAAATGTATCCATATCAAGAATGACCATCCAGTCTGTTTTACATTCTTGAGCTGAAAGATTTCTAACACCGGCAATATTGCAATATAAGTCTTCTTTGACTCTATAAATTGATAGGTCAAGATTCTCTAGATTGGTTTCTGAAAGAATTTCCAGTGCAGAAGTTTCACTACAGTCGTCAACTATGCAAAAAGAAAACTGGTCTCTAATTTCTTGAGACCAGGAATTCCAACTTTCAACTTGTTTTATAAGTACGTCATTCTGATTATAGAATGAAAGATTAATTGTAATTTTTTTCATATCACAACTGTGTTTTAATCCATTCTATAATATCAATTTTTGGTTTCCATGTCAATTCTGATTTTGATTTACGAATATCGGCAAGTGTTTCTCTCATCTCTCCAGGTCTTCCTGAAAGATGGATCTGTTCCTCAGAGATAGCATCAGCAATCTCTTGGATACTCCAGTTCTTACCATATCCAATATTATATACTTCTCCCCAATTTTCAAGTTCTTCAAAACTAATCAGAGCATTTGCACTTACAACATCAGATACATGAATAAAATCACGACGTTGAAGTCCATCACCAAAAATAGTAAGAGGATTACCTTCCTTACGCATCTTAAGAAACTTACTCACTGCAGGTGCATAAGTTCCAACATGACGAGCTCTTTCACCATAAACGTTAGTATACCTGAAAGCAACAGTCTTCATACCATATAATCCATAATAAGATTTGACTAATTGTTCACCAGATAATTTGCCAATGGCATAGGCGTTTAGAGGATCCTCTCTCATAGTCTCAACATTAGGAATAGGATTTCTATTTCCATAACAGGCAGAGGTAGAAGAATAAATGAACTTCTCTACACCATTCGCTCGTGCAGCTTCAAGAACATTCACAGTTCCCATCACTTGAGTTTCTATTGTAGGAATAGGATTATCTACCGATGCTTGAACACTTGCTTTTGCAGCAAGGTGATACACATAATCAACACCTTTGAATTTGTCAACGATTTGATGAAAGTTCCTAATATCTATAGGATAGTTTTCTGCATCATCATTCCAATGATAATCGTCATGGCCATCAGAACTTTCATTATCAATAACAATCACATTGTGACCCAAACTAAGAAGTTTATCTACAAGATGTGATCCAATAAATCCAGCACCACCAGTTACAAGAGAAGTTTTCATAATTCTAAATTAAAGTAATAATTCCAGAGTGAAAGAGAATTCTGATCAATACGTTCGGGACATATCCAAGGTTTATCTGCATTGAAATGATAAATGTGACAGGTGTCGAAGTCCTTTCTCTTTTTCCACCTTCTATTATAAGTTTCCGGAAGATGAGTTATCTTTCCGTGTCTTGTGAAGTAATCATTTAAGAATGATTGATCAGACATTCTAATGTCATATTCATCACTATCTAGTGATTCGATAAGCTTATCAAACGTTTCTTCACTGGGTTTAATAACTAAGATTCCACCTTCGATACCACTGTATCCCAACATTTGTGATCCACCATGTACTGCAGATAACTCATCATACTCAAATAAATCATCGATATTTTTGAGAATTAGTGTATCTGCATCAAGATAGACAAGTTTCTCATAATCAGTTTGTTTCCAGATGTTTAACTTAGTAAACATCTTCCAAGCATTGTCTTTATATCGACTCAATACTTTACCACCACCCTTGTAGTGAATCTTATCTACATCAAAGAACTTAATATCAAAGTCCTTTAAAAGTTCTTTTCCTTTATCAGTGACATCATCTGTCACCATAACAATGAGATCTTTTGTATTGCCAGAATGTCTTAGAGATTTATAAAGTGCAACGATTCCAGGAATGTAAGAATCACTACAACTGTAAGTAATGTATGCGTTCATGACTTGTAGATAAAAACTATTCTTCTGTAGCTGACCATTCTATCATAAAGAAGTTTTTTTGGACCATCTTTGTTATATCCATAACGATTGTTCCAATCATGGATGTCCATATTTTGATGAATACTTTCAAAAAGATCTGTAATATGATGACGTTCATTAATCATACCGTCCTTGTTTAGACTTTGACCTTTTGAATTACTCATAGTCTTTGTTGTAGAGTGAAAATCTCTAATGTAAGAACATCCAAGATCTTCAATCACATAAACACCACCAGATTTGAGATGATGTTCGAACATATATCTAAAAGTACTTACCATGTGTTCGGTAAAGTGACTTCCATCATCGATGATGATATCAAATTTCGTATCACCAAATTTTTTCAAGTCATTTTCATTTCCTTGATCACCGATAACTATCTTAAATCCTTCAGATTCAAAACTTTTACATGATGGATCAATGTCCATTCCATAAATCTTACCCTTTGGAAAATATTCTTTCCAAGATCGTAAACTTTTACAATCTCTTACTCCAATTTCTAAAAGATTGATTTTATGTTCCCTTCTATATGAGAAGTTTTCATCATATGGCCCATAATACTCATGAAAGGTTGATTTATCTGTACCATACTTGTCAAAGATTTTCATTAATTCATTCATTTTACGAAAATACCATTTGTGCGTGAGGAATTTTACCTTGATAGATTCCTTTTTCTTTTAGTTTGAAATCTAAGATTGGATTATCGAGATGAATATAAGCAAACAATCCGATGACTTCAATGTCACCCCATCGATATCTATATCCACCTGCCAAATCATTAAACTCTTGAAGATATTGTCTCCACTCCTGAGTTTCAAACATCTTTCTATTATAGATGTTACAGTTTCCACAGTTCCATCTCAGTGTATGGAACATTTCATTATCTACTTTTCCATCTAAACTTTGTCGAAGTTGTTCATTTTTAACATCGACATTGTATTTGTTGACATAATATTTAATCCAGTCAAATAGGTTGGCTCTTGTGTCAAGATGATTGGGATGGAAGTGATTCCAGGTTAGACCTGTACCAAAATAACAATCATTCTTATCTAACTCATCAAAGAAGTTAAAAGGTATTTCTTCCTTAAACCATGAGTCATCATCAATTCTGTGAAGATAGTCAAATTCATCCAACTCTTTGTAATTCATGAAGTTATTCCAGAAGTAATTGGCATGAAGATAACCAACTCTCTGTCTACTAAATGATCTTGCATAGTTATTTGGATAGTTCCAGAACAAATCCTTATCTTCAAGGTGTTCAGGAATCTTCCCTTCTATACTATGGAACCGATACTCCGTATCAGGATTAATCTTCCTTATAGTGTTTCGATATTGTTCATCATCATATCTATCACCATGATAGAAGATAAGAATTGGGTAATTATATCTTGAGTTATAATTTTTATCAAGAGATTCAAGACATTCTTTCAGTAAATTTTTACGAGCAGAAATTAAAAATATACATCCCCTTTTCATTTTAGATACCCTTCAATAATTTCTTTGATTTCTTTTGATCTTACATTCCAGGTTTGTTTTTCTTTGAAATATTCATAAGCTCGATTGATGATCTTGATTCTCTCATCTTCATTGTCGAGGTAGTATTGTGCCTTCTCATAGAATTCATCTACTGTAGAGAACATGACACAGTTTACTTCATCAATGATCATATCACCATAGGTCTTCTCATCCATTCTATTGCAGATTACAAGACTCCTATTACCAGCAAAGATCTCAAAAAATCTTGTACCAACAAGATCAGCAGGTCCAGTAGTTACAAGACATAGTTTTGAGTTGGAAAGATGACGAGCATACTCATCATCAGTAAACATAGTACCAGAATAATTGTTTCTATGTGACCTTGCATTGATAAAGTTTCCAAGTTCACCATTGAGTCTATTCAATTCAGATAAAACTCTTTCTCTAAGATTCTCTGACTGTTCAGGTCTAGTTACACCAGAAAAGAATAGATCATGTTTGTAATCTCCACCATAGTCTCTAAACTGTTTTTCATTAGCAGACCACATAATTCTATGAAATGGAATAGAAGTCTGAGACATGAATTTATCAACATCATGATGGACACTCAAAGCAGCAGTTGCTCTCATCTCTCTAATCCAATCAAGTTTATTCTTCAATCCTGTATATTCTTTATTGAGAATTGGAAACAACTTAACTTTACTATCTCTAATAAGAGTCTGTGGTTTACCTTCTCCACAATCAGTGTGTCCAAATCCAAGAAACACGGCATCATATCCATCAAACTCACTAGTCTTTCTTGGAACAAAGTTTTTGAATTCAATATCAAACTCACTTTTCAATGCATGAAAGATTTCACTATAGTAAGAACAATAACCACCTCTTAATGGTTTATTTGGATGTTCACAAAATAATACCTTCATCGTTTTTTCCAAGTCAAATTGACTTTATTGTCAGGGTTTCCCTTATTTCTAAAGAATGTAAGACCATAACCATAGGGAAGAGTGCACATTTCAAGATCCTTATCTTTAGCAAATTCTTCTACTGCTTTAGACATACCTTCTCCAAGAGAATGATGTCTTGTATCGTGAGTGATGAGAATACCATCGTGTTTCAGATAAGGATAGATGTTATTCAAGTCAACTAAAACTTCTTCTCCAATATGAGAACCGTCATGAAGAATTAAATCATACTGTTCAAACTCAATATCATCAAAGATTTCTGTACTGTTTCCATGATAAAAGTTCCATTGATTACTGGACTTTGTATACTCAGTCACATTTGGATTGTCACTATAATTAGTGACATCACAGCTTGTCAATACACCACCTGTCTTTTCTAATGCATGAAGAATTACATGAGTTGAAAATCCTGATCCAAATTCAAAGACTTGCTTAGACTCCAAACCTCTCACACATGAATACAGAAATCCATAGTGAAGAGACATTCCTGTGTCACCTCTTTCTGCTTTTGCTGTAATCTGTTCTAAAATGTTCATGTTGTACGACTATGATTTGAATAAACGATTTGAGGCATAATATCATTACCTCTGATTGTGTTTGCTCTTCCTGGAAGAATTGATGGTTTAATTCCAAGTTGATGGCAAACAAAAGGGAAACTAATTTGATCTCTAGAGGAGAACATACAAATCTGTTCCCACCACATCCACCCCATCCTTTGAGTCAATGGAGTGTTTCTCTGTACTCTCACTGGTAGTTCATATAAACCATTCTTTCTCGGGTACTTCATATCCTGATAGAATGAAAGTTGATCTTCTACCAAGTTTTGATGATCGAAATTGATTCTTATGACTTCTTTTCCTTCATCATATACACAGTTCTGACTGGGGTGTTTGAATACTGCAACATCAGTTTCTTTCAAATATTTATTCACCACTTCATAGGGATCAGTTTCTAATCGGTGAGTAGAATCTACCCAGAAGAAATAATCATACTCGGGGAGGAATGCAAAAGGAAGAATTTTATAAACCTTAGCGTTCCTACGATTTTTATATCTTAGATCACTTGAAAATGGAATTACAGAATGTACATTCCACCCATTTGGTTTACTTGTATCATCCACAAATGCATGATAGTCAACTCCCTCAAAAGAAAATGGGGTGATTAATTCATTAGATCCAATAGAAGATGTTACTACAGCGATTCTCATAACTTATATTTTTTTATACAATATTCAGTTTCTCTAGAAACATATTCTTCTCTACGTTTATTAACTTGAGAAGAAATCTGATGATCTCCAACTCTATTCGATATCAAGACATCATTCAAAAATATTGGTCTACCATACCTCTCATTCATTCCATAATAAAATTCACAGTCCATAAAGTAGACAAGAGTTTCATCAAATCTATTCTCAACTTCTTTTCTGAAAGATAAAACAGATGGAGAGCTGATCGTATTTACACCCTCAAGTAACTTATTGTTCCAAGTAGGGTACATTTCCCAGTAAAAAGAATGGCCATCATCTTGGGTATGATTACAACCATTCACCAACCACATTTTATCACTATTTTCAAATTCATTATGAATCTTTTCTAGTGACTCATCATCATAGAAAAAATCATCTTGAAACATTACTTTAATAATATCACCAGAACACATCTCTATTGATTTATTTGTATTGAATGGTCCATTTCCTCTGTTCTCTTCGTTTCTTGAATAGATAATATCAAATTTATTCTGAAATTCTTTGACCTTATTAAACACTTTATCATCTTTACTATGATCAGAGATACAAACTTCAAAGTTTTTAAATGTTTGTATCTCAATTGTTCTTAATAAGTCATCAAGAAACTCACCACCTTTACCATAACATTCCCATGTTGGAATTGCAATAGATATTTTCATATAACTTCCCACTCATCAGGATACAAGTCCTTAGTATTCAGGTGTGAATTATTGGGGCCAAACCATTTAGATGGTGCAATCACTTTACCTTTATTTGCCAACCAAGCACCCCACCAAGAAAAAGTAGAATTTGCAATAATAAAATCATTACATTGAGACATCAAATATAGATCATGATAAGAACTATTTCCAGTAGAAACAATAAACCTATCATCATCAAATAGTGGCTCTTCCATAGCCCATCGAGGATCATCTGTAAATACTATGACTTGTCGATTCGAATCAAACTTACTTAAAGCCTCTTTATAATAGTCGATTGAAAGATTGTGATGATTACTAGAGTTCTTTAAAAAATCTCCTCTTCGAACATGTAAGGCAATGGGATTATCATAATGAGAATCTATAATATCCAAACACTCTACAACAATATCATCCTTAAATGTAAAATCTTTTCTAATTTCATCCTTAATATATTTGAAATATTTCTCCGATTGAAAAAATCCAACCAGATTATAGTCAAATCTTTTATCAAAATTAAAATATTTACGGTTTACTTCAAACCCCTCTTCACGAAGTTCCTCTCCATTTATAAAACCTTCATTAAGAAGTTCGATTTTAAAACAATTAAACAACTCAATATGAAGTTTATTTCCTAAAACATCAACTAAAACTTCATCATGATTAGGAATCGTAAAAGGAACTCCATGATATGATGCAATACCTTTTGTAGAAGCATATTGGAACATCTGGTTTCCTAGTTGTCCCAATTTTCCTAAGTAATTAAATCCTACAGTCATAGTTTCATTTTAATTCTTAATTGTTCATTAATCCATTCATAGGTTTTAGTAATTCCTTCCTCAAGTGTCATTTCGTAATCCCAGTTAAGTTTCTCACGAATTAAGTCATTATTGGAATTACGTCCACGAACACCAAGAGGTGCATCAAGTCTATGCCTTCTCTGAATTATTTTACCAGAAACCTTAGAGATAACACGAACTAATTCATTAATAGATACCATTTCCTCAGAACCAATATTCACAGGTCCCATGAAGTCGGAATCCATCAATCTTCTAGTAGCTTCAATACATTCGTCAATATAAAGGAACGATCTGGTCTGTTCACCATCTCCCCAAACCTCAATTGCACCACCAACATCAGGAACAGAAGCTATCTTTCTGCAAATTGCTGCAGGTGCTTTCTCTCTTCCACCGTCCCAGGTTCCCTCAGGACCGAAGATATTGTGATACCTAGCAATGCGAACAGGAATATTATAATTGCGATTGTATGCAAGGTATAGTCTCTCACTAAAGAGTTTCTCCCATCCATATTCCGAATCTGGGTCTGCTGGATATGCTGATTCTTCACGACAATCGGGGTTGTTAGGGTCAAGTTGGTTATGTTCTGGATACATACACGCAGAACCAGAATAGAAGATCTTAGTTCTATTCACTCCATATTTATCATTAAAAATACGTTGTTGTTCAAGAACATTGAGGTTGATAGAAACAGAGTTGTGCATAATATCTGCATCATTTTCACCAGTGAATACAAATCCAGCACCACCCATATCAGCAGCAAACTGATAAATTTCATTAAATGGTTGAATATAAAGATAAGGAACTGAATTGTAGAAGTTTCCTCTTTCACCTTTATATTCAAGACAACGAGAAACGAAATCTACGTCACGTAGATCACCCTGAATGAATTCGTTTGCTTCAGTTTCAGAAAACTCAGGACGCTTAAGATCAACACCTCTCACCCAGTATCCTTCAGATCGAAGCCTCTTTACCATATGACTTCCAATAAAACCACCAGCACCAAGTACAAGTGCCGTCTTTTTATAATCAGACATTAAATTTTAAATCTCACACAATATATATTATACAAAAAAAGAGGGGTTATGACAACCCCTCACCATAAACTTAGGTTTTTTCATGCACGCCACTTACTTTTTAACCAGAAGTAAGAAACTGAGCGGGAGTGTTATCTCCATCCGCACCACTTGTTTTATTGAAACAAGAAACTATTAATAGGGTCATTAATGACTCCACCAGGATTTTTAAAGTCTCTCCATGACTTCGGGATTGAAGGGGATCCTTCACCGACCAGTTTTTTTTACGACTCTCCATGTCTCTCTAACCTTTTTCTTGCCCAGTATTGTTTTTTAGCAAGAGATAATTTTAATCTTGTTTCTGAAGAAAATTTTTGAGGATTTTTCTTCTTCGTTTCTTTGATTTTATTCTTATGTTCTTCAGTTAGAGGTTTTCCATATTGTGGATGATTAACTCCACTCACAGATTTTGATATTTTCTTTTTAGATTCATCTGAATGTTTTTTACCAGTCCAAGATGGAAGATTATTATTTATTTCTCCACCATCTGTTTTGTTTTCTAATAAACCACCTTCAGTTTTCTTTCCAAACAAAAATATCATATACATTTCATGCATAAATGCTTCCTGTTCTGTAAGATTATCTTTCAGAATAAGAATTCTGTCTTTCGGGGGGACAGAAACATTACCATGAACACGATATGCTCTGCGTCCTTTACCTTTTCCAATATAATATGGTTTGTTATTTGTATCGAAATAACAATAAGTGTAAAAATGACGCATAACTACCCTAGATACTTATATCTATTTATAAAGCAGGGTAGTTATAGTCCTTCCGAGATTCAAAGAAGACCTTTTGAAAGTTTCCCAATATTTAAAGAAGGGGTTTTCTTAAGAACTTCAATCAAAACATCAAACTTTTTTTCCAATTCAGAAGTATCTGAAGTCGAAGATTCTGATTTTTGATTTGAAAGTTCTTCAAGTTTTGCCTCGATAACTTTCAGTCTTTGTTCTACTTCTTGATCATACTGAGACATATATGCCCCACTTTCAGAAGTTGTAGAAGTTTTTCTTCTTGTTGTTGCCATGAAAATTTCCAATTCTAGATTTATTTAGAAACTTTATCTCTGACATAACAAGGCACTCCAGCAGGGTCTAGCCAGAGAGTATAATCAAGGTCTTCCATAGCAGTCAGAAGTTGCATCTGATTGTCAAGAAGGTACATGTCAGAGTAACGATTAGTATATTCATTTGCTTTTTGAATACGATAATCTGGGTTTCCATTCTCTAGAACACCACTCTCAACATAACGATAAGGAAATCTTTCAAGAAGAACATTCATGTTCAAGCAACCTCAAAGGATTTCAGATCTTCAGCAAGACAGTCAAGAAGAATGTCATAATCATCAAGAGGATCACCAGAAAAAGCTACTCCACCATTTTCGTAAAACCTACGAACTTTTTTGTAAAGTTTCGGATTCTTTACATCAAGAAAGAAGTCTCCGTCAACTGCGGAACGAAGGGTAGAAATGTCTTTTTTGAATTTAGAAGTGATAGTCATTGTCTTGAATGTTGACCTTAGTATTATAAGGGTTTGACAGGGGTTCTGTCAATAGAGGATGGATGGTATTCTATCCTATGCAGGTTAAGGGAATTGAACCCTTCTTAGCCGCTTTATGAGAACGGAGCATTCAACCAGATTGCTAAACCTGCTCGTTTAGGAATTCTTCCCAACTACCTCCATAGTGTATCATATGATGGCAGTTATGGCAAAGAAGGTCGCATTTATCAACTTCTTCCTTAACAAATTCCCACTTTCTATTTGCGAAACTTCTCCCATCAAGTTTTAACTCTTTTTGGGATGGGTCTCTGTGATGAAAACATAGAGTTGCGGGTCTATCTTCACCACAAGTTTGACACTTACCACCTTTGTATTGAAGTGCTTTCCATTTATTAGAATAACCTCTTGCTTTTTGTTTGGTATAAGTGTTCCTATCTTTGATTACAGGATCATTTTTATACCTCCATTTTGCTCTACAAGATTCACTACACCATTTTTTAAGTGCTCCTTTTGTGATTCTTTCGTTAAGAATATCACATCCACAACCTTTGCATTTGGTAATTGTAGTAAACATAATGGTAAATGAAATAATACATACACCTATTTATACAATAAGTATATGTAATACGAGTGGGTGGATTTGAACCACCTCAAAGCCGCTAATCTGGCGGAAAAGGTTTATAAAACCTCTCTGACTACCAAGTCTCACTCGCTTTAATCGACAGTCCCTTAAGAACCTTCATTGTGGTCCGTATACATGCGTATGAGTTCATCATCCGCAGGAACCATTATACATTTTTCTCCCGTTTCTTTATTTTCTATACCTATTGTTTCTCCATTTTCCACTCTTGTAATCAGCGAGTCCCAATTCTCTTGCCAGTATTCCACAGAATAAAAATTCATCGTTGTCATATTTAGTAAGTCCGAGTACTCAGATTTGAACTGAGATTATTCCGCTTCCCAAAAGCGGTGCCATGACCAAGTTAGGCGATACTCGGATGAAGTTGCAACTCACCAGAGTGGACTGCTGAGTGACAACAAGCACATAATAGCACACATCCTTTCATTTCTTCAAGTATGCGTTCTTCACTCCAACCTCTTATAGAAGCAAATGCTTTATCTTTGGTTGAGGGGTCAAGGTGATGCATCTGTAAAGCAGATTGATACTTATCAAATCCGCAAGCAGAGCATTTACCACCCATCTGTTCTACAATAAACTTGCGTTTTTTCTGTCCCAATTCAAGAGTATATTTGTTGTGACATTCACCACATACACTCTTCTTGTGACCGTAGAACTTAGATGGGTCAGTTTCACCACAGTGACTGCACTTATGCGTTTTCATATTGGTAGAACAACTTTATCTACCATTATTTATGTTTAATAATGCGTCAGTGATATCCTGCAGAATAACACTGACGGGCTCAAGGGAGTTCCCATCCCTCTCCCACGTGGGTTGGATTTCCGATTCTTTGTTCTCTCGGAGACGTGAGCACGGATGTATTCCAGTCCGTTTGTGTTTATTATACTACTTCTTGTGTCCCTTGTCAAATGGTGCCCAGTGCTGCCAGTTGTATTTGTGAACTGCCCACATCCCCAGAATAGGAACAAACACTAGTGCTATACACATAGGTGCTAGTGTATATGGATTATTTAAAGTCCAAGCAGCAAAGTGTGCAGCTTTATAAATCATCATTCTCCAATTCGCGTAAGTATTCTTTCCACCAATCAGGATCTTTTTTCATTCTCCATTGTGGAACTGGTAGACCTCTCTCAGAGTAATACTCATCAAGGGCCTTATCGATAGTCTGTGCGATCTCCATATTCCTCTTCCTCCTCATCAACGTCTTCATATGGGTTTTCCAAATAAGGTCCGTGTGGTTTGAGTGATTCTGCTCGGACATACTTCTGCTCATCGTTGACTGCTGAAATCCACAGCGAAAGTTTCATAATAATCCAGATCAATGCTAATGGCATAAAACAAGCAATGAGAATTACTGGTTTCATTTTTCTTCCTCTTCATCGTAATCGTAAGTTAATCTACAATCCCAAAGATCTTCATCCCATTCAGGTTCATACATGGGGCAGGGTTCCTCAAACAAATGGCCCATTCTAAGTTGATTAATTCTTTCCCGTAATGACTTATAAAATTCTCTTTTTTCGTCTGGATCCATTTACTTTTTATAGGGTAATCTTTAACCAGGGAAACAGAGGATCAATTACTCCAATGAGTCGAAGAAGACCCTCAGCAAAAAGTGCGAGAACAACCCAACCAACACACATACTGATAATTGAAGCATTACGATTATGTTGTCGTATGGCATCATCAATCATCTCCTGCACTTCTTCTTTGGTGATGCAATCATCAGGATTGGTCTTGGTCATTCTGTGATTCATCTATTTCTTCCAATTGATTCATTCTCTTCTTCCAAGTTACTCCACCATCCAAACCTTTGCAAGGATTTATGCAGGTTTCGTCACCAAAACTATTACAAACTAATCCAGCAAGGTCCAATTCATTTCCAACCTTACCTGTG